TTGATATCATTGGACAAACGTTTCCAGAACAAGAATTTTCATTCATACTTAAAGCAACAAGATAATGCCAGTTACTAAATTTACTAATCTTGACTTTGATCAGATTAAAACACAGATAAAAGACTATTTAAGAGCAAATTCAAACTTTACTGACTTTGATTTTGAAGGTTCTAACTTTTCAGTATTAATTGATGCTCTGGCATATAATACATATATCTCTGCATTTAACTCTAACCTAGTTGTAAATGAATCTTTTCTTGACACTGCAACATTAAGGGAAAATGTTGTATCTTTAGCAAGAAATATTGGTTATGTACCTCGTTCAAAATCAGCAGCAAGAGCATCTATTTCATTTAATGTCACTGCTAATACCACAAGTTCTGAATTAAAATTACAACCAGGCCTAGTGTGTGTAGGTAGATCAAATGACTCAGATGTAGTGTTTTCAATATCTGAGGAGATAACTGCGACTACAACAGTGAATAGTGGTATAGCAACTGCATCTTTTGGAAGTGTATCATCTCCAATCGAAGTTTTAGAAGGAACATTTTTAACTTCACAATTCATCGTTGATGGGTCTTTAGAGCAGAGATTTGTATTAGACAACGCAAACATCGATACCTCATCAATCGTCGCTTATGTGGGCACTCCGGGGGTATTGGGTAAACAATATAAGTTGATTGATAATATAGTAGGAATCAGTTCAATATCAGATACATATTTAATTCAGGAAGTTCAGGATGAGAGATATGAACTTTTATTTGGTGATGGTATATTTGGTCGAAAACCGGATAATGGTGCCGTGATAACGGTTCAATACGTCGTTACATCTGGGTCTGAAGGGAATGGGCCAAGTAACTTTAATTTTGCTGGAAGTTTTATAGGTGAAAATGGTCAAATAATTACTCCATCATTTACACCAACTATCAATACCATATCTGCAGCATCTAATGGGGGCGACATTGAGAGCGTAGATTCGATTAAGTATTTTGCACCTAGACTCTATTCATCGCAGTATAGGGCGGTTACAGCACGGGATTATGAATCAATAGTACAACAAGTATACCCAAATACAGAAAGTGTATCAGTTGTTGGAGGTGAAGAAGTTGATCCACCACAGTTTGGAACTGTATTGATAACAATTAAACCAAAAAATGGTGAATTTGTATCAGATTTCGATAAGACACAAATTCTTACCAAATTAAAAAGTTATTCATTAACAGGTATCAATCAAAAGATAGTGGATCTACAAGTCCTTTATGTAGAAATTGAGTCCTTCATTTATTATGATACAACAAAAATTGGTGCAGTTCATGATTTGAAATCGAAGATAACATCAGCACTCAATACATATTCTAAATCTGGTGATGTAAACAAATTTGGTGGTAGATTCAAATATAGTAAAGTGTTAAATGTTGTAGATAATATTGACAAAGCAATTACCTCAAATATAACACGAGTTAGAATACGTCGTAATTTAAATGCTTTAGTAAATCAATTTGCCCAATATGAATTGTGTTTTGGTAATCAATTTAATGTTAAACCAGAAGGTTTGAATATAAAAAGCACAGGATTTAGAATACAGGGAACTATTGAAACTGTATTCTTTACAGATGTCCCAAATGCTGATAAATTAACTGGAACAATTTCTATTGTAAGAAAAAATGCAAGTGGTGAAACAATTGTTGTTGTTAAATCTGCGGGAGTTGTTGATTATGTTCATGGTGAAATAAATTTATCTACAATAAATATTATCTCAACAGATAGACCTAATAATATTGTTGAGATACAAGCATTTCCTGAATCAAATGATGTCATTGGATTACAAGATCTTTATCTAGATTTTAACATCCCAAGTAGTCAAATAAATATGGTTAAGGACACAATTACATCAGGAGAACAAATATCTGGTGTTGGTTATAAAGTCACATCAAGTTACTCTAACGGAGAACTATCAAGAACATGATTGGAACTGGAATAGACAAACGTATACAAGTTCAACAAATAATAGAGCATCAACTTCCTGAGTTTATAAGGACAGAGAGTCCTCTAGCGGTTGATTTTCTTAAACAATATTATATTTCTCAAGAACATCGTGGAGGTGTTGTAGATCTTACTGATAATTTAGATCAATACATAAAACTTGATAATTTAACTCCAGAAGTAATTGTAGGTGTAACGACACTTACAACAGGCATAAGCACATCGGATACTACACTTAATGTTTCATCAACAAAGGGTTTTCCAAATGAATATGGATTGTTTAAAATAAATGATGAAATTATTACATACACTGGTATAACCACTAATTCATTTACAGGGTGCGTAAGAGGGTTTAGTGGTATTACTTCATACACTGACCCTGTTAATAAAGGAGAACTTATATTTTCAACAAGTGTTGCTGGAATTCACACTGCCACATCATCAGTACAGAATTTGAGTGTTTTATTTCTTAAAGAGTTTTATCAGAAGGTAAAATCATATTTAACTCCGGGATTAGAAGATACACAGTTAAACACAAATATTGATATTAGTAATTTTATCAAAGAATCTAAATCCTTATATAAATCTAAAGGAACAGAAGAGTCATTTAGAATTTTATTTAATGTTTTATACGGGATTACTCCGAAAATTGTTGATTTAGAGAATTTTTTAATAAAACCATCATCCTCCGAGTATATAAGAAGAGAAGTTGTTGTTGCTGAAAGAATATCTGGTGATCCAAATAAATTACTAGGACAAACAATCACAAAATCGACAGATCTGAATACTTCTGGATCTGTGTCAGAAGTTGAAATTTTCAGTAGATCTGGTAATTTAGGTATAACAACATATTACAAGTTAAATTTATTTGTAGGATATGATGAAAGATCTGCGATACAAGGGACATTTACTATTCCCGGAAAAACTAGAATTATTGAAGATGCACCTGTAAACTCAACCATATTGACTGTTGACTCTACAGTTGGGTTTGGTACGACTGGAACTGTTGTTGTTAATGGTGTAAATGGTATTAATACGATATCATATACTGATAGATCAATAAATCAGTTTTTCAACTGCACTGGTATAGGTAACTCAATAAGATCTACTGATGATCTTAGAAGTGATGAGTTTATTTTTGGGTATGAAGATGGAGACTTAACAAAAAGAGTCGAATTAAGAATTACTGGTGTTCTATCTAATTTTGAACTATTACCAAGTCAAGGTTCAAGTGTAACTCTTGAAGGTGAAAAGATTACAGTTAAAAATTTAGGTGAGAAAATACCAAATCCAACACTACCAAGTGATAAATCAAGAAAAACTGTATTTTTTAACTCATGGATTTATAATACAGCAAGTAGAATTAAACTTGATATTCCAACTGCAACTCCTATTCCCGGAACAACATCAGATTTTGACCATAAATCGAAAATTGATAAATCTCAATTAAAAACTGGTGATGTTGTTTCAGTTTTTAGAAGAGGAGAGTTTATACCAATAGAAACAAACGTAGGAGTTACTGTAGGTACGAATGATATTGGTTTAACTACATCTTTTGCTAATGATGGGATAACAGAATATGATATTCAAAGGCAACTTATAAAGGCAAACGCTGCATCTGATATTGATTTGCAATTTGGTAATAATGTAATTACAACTGACGTTCAAAATACTTATAATGATGCAGACCAAGATTATTATGTGGCATCTTCATCAATGCCTTCATATACTATTGAAAAGAAAGTTATCAAAGAATCTCTTGGTAGCATAACCGGTGTTGGAACAACTGCGGTTTACTCAAAAACAGGTATTCCACAAGCAGATTTTTTTGGAACTGGATCTGGTAATTTTCAATTACTTGAAAGAAATATTACAACTGGATTATATTCAAAATTACAGTTTAATACTCCAGTAGATTTTATAACAGGTGATGCAATCATATATCTACCTAATGAAGAACCTTTAAAAGGATTAACAAGTGGGGGTATATATTACGTTAAGGTTTTAAACTCAAATACTTTAAACAATAATGTATTGAGACTTTATCCATCAAGATCTTTCATAACTGTAACCAATGTTGATTTATCAAATCCACCTTACATTGAATTTGATAACACGAATCAATCATCAACCACTGCAGAACATAAGTTTGTTTTATTAAGGCATAAAAATGAGCAGATTGGTGTTCAAAAAATTCTAAGAAAGTTTCCAGCAGAAGTTAATATTAAATCTGGTGAATCTGTATCTACAGAACCGGGCACAACCGGTATTCTAAAAAATGGTGTTGAAATTGCAAACTACAAATCACTCGATAAAATATATTTTGGCCCACTTTCTGAATTTAAAATTTTAAATCAGGGAAGAAATTTTGACGTAATTAACTTACCAACAATTAGTATCCCATCTCCCGGTACAGGAACAACTGCAATCGTTCAACCGGTTATTAAGGGTTCAATAAAAGAAGTATTAGTTGATCAACAACATTTTGATGTAGAAAAAGTTATGTCAGTTACCATATCAGGTGGTAATGGATCAGGAGCAGTATTAAAACCTGTTGTAACTAAAAGACAGAGAGAAATTGAGTTTGATGCCAGACTAAAAAGCGTTCAAGGTGGAGTAGACCATATTAACGATATAATTGAGTTTGATAGAGCACATAATCTTGAGAATGGTGAACCACTTGTTTATCACAACAATGGTAATTTATCTTTAGGTATAGGAACTTTTCTTGGTTCAAATACTGCACAAGGTAAAACATTAATAAATGGTGCTACTTATTATCCACAGGTGGTTGGTGTAAGTTCTATTCATTTATATGAAAAATTTAGTGATTACACTGCTGGAATTAATACTGTAGGTTTTACTGTTGAAAATACTGCTGGTACACACAAATTTTCTTTCTTTAATTTAAAAAATCATCTTAAAGCAGTAAAAGTTATTGACTCTGGTTCAAATTATACAAATAGAAGGTTAATAGTTAAACCTGTAGGTATTCATACTGTTGATAATTCAATTAATTTTAAAGATCATGGGTTTAATACAGGTGACTTAGTTCAATATGCACCATCAAGCGGTAATGCGAGTCATGCACCAGTTGGATTAGGAATTACTACACGTTATCGTGTTTTAAAATTAGATAACAATAAATTTAGACTTATTGATGTTGGTATTGGTGCGACAGATCCAAATTCAAATTATCTACGAAAAAATTTCCAAAGAATTTCCGAAGTATTTACTTCAAGTAATCATGAGTTTTTCTTTGAACCAATTGTAGTGCGAGTAGATGCGATTTATTCACCAGTGTCTGCTGGTCGCACAGAGTCTTTAGTTATTACACCAAAAATACGAGGACAATTAGTTGGTGGGTATTTACATGAACCCGGAACTAATTATGGATCAGAAATTTTAAATTTTGAGAAAAAACCAAATATTAAAATATTAAATGGTAAGGACGCTGAAGTAAGAGCGATAGTTTTTGATGGCAAAATTATAGGGTGTGATGTTATGTTCGGAGGAAAAGAATATACATCTGCTCCAGATTTGGATTTAGTAGGGATTGGAACTGGTATTGGTGGTAAATTAAGGGCAGTTGTTACTGATGGTAAAATTACTGATGTAAAGGTTATAAATCCCGGAATTGGATATACAGTAGCACCTGATGTTAAGATTACACCAAATGGTTCAGGATTTATCATTGACTCTGCTGTAAGAGATTTGACTGTAAATAATCTTGTTCGATTTGGTGATGAAATACTATTAAGAGAAGCGGAGACGAATTTACAATATTCAGTTGTTGGTTACTCTAATAAAATACAAGGTGCATTTGCCGATGTAGCATCAACACCTCAACTACACTCTCCAATTATTGGGTGGGCATATGATGGAAATCCAATTTATGGCCCATATGGTTATTCAGAGTCAGATAACAGTAATTCATTAGCGAGAGTTTTAAGAACTGGGTATCAGTTAAATTCTTCACAAATAACTAACAGACCACCAATTAGTAGTTTTAACGCAGGATTTTTTATTGAAGATTATGAATTTGTAAATTCTGGAGATTTAGATAAAAATAATGGTAGATTTTGTAAAACTCCTGATTTTCCAAACGGAACATACGCTTACTTTGCGGGAATTTCTACTGTAACTGCTCAACCAGAATTTCCATATTTTATTGGTAATACATATAGATCAAATCCAATAAGTGAGAATTTTACATTATCACAATCAACGTTTGATTTTAATAACTCAAATTTAACAAGAAATTCACTTCCATACAAATTAGATGATGCAGACGCGGATTATAATTTTGTAATAGAATCATATGAAATTAATCAACAAACATCAATAATAGAGTCTGTAACGAGTGGAAATATTAATGATTTCCAAATAGTTTCTGCTGGAAGCAATTTCAAAGTTGAAGACAGTTTAAATTTCAATAATACCGACACAGGTGGTGGTGGTGCAGCAGCAAAAGTATCAAGTGTTGAAGGAAAAGAAATTGATAATGTCACTGTAGGAGTTACAACATACAATGATGTTGTATTTGTTCGTGGTGGAGATGGAGCAGTTTCTGGATTCATTTCAACATCACACACACTTAATACTAGTGATACTGTTGTAATATCTGGAGTTACAACTAATATTCCTAATCTTACAGGATCCCATAAAATTGGTGTTAATTCTGAAAGCACTGTTTTATATAAAAGTTTACCAGCAAATGCTACAGCAGGTATAATTACTGACATTTATTTGGCAAGAATTCCAAATTCAGTATCAGCAGGAAGTAGTATCGGTATAGGAACTGAAAAATTATTAGTATTAAATACATTTAAAGATAGAAGTATTTTAAGAGTCAAAAGAGGAGTTGTAGGTTCTGCAAATACTGCATCTCATGTTTTAGGTGGATTAGTTCAAACAATTCCACAAATAATTCAGATAGAATCACAAGATATTGGTCAATTTGTATCTAAAAAGAATGATATTGTATATTTTAATCCAGCTGAAGCAGTTGGTGTTGCTGTAACATCTGGTAGATCAGTATCAATTGGAAAATCTTATACAATTGGTGAATTATCAGAAGTAATTTCAATTCCAGCAAAAGGAATATTTTTACCAAATCATCCGTTTAAAGATAATCAAGAAGTAATTCTTAGGAAACCAACAGGTGCTGCAACACAATTTACTATCGGTCTAGGTGATAGATTCCAAGTTGGTGCTGATTTTAATTTACCCGCTGCAGGATTAAGCACAACTGTTTATATAAGAAAATTTTCGGATGATGTTGTAGGTCTTGCTTTAACTGTAAATACAACTCCAGTATTCTTCAAAACTGGTAATTTTGATAATTTTGAATATTCAATTGAATCTAATTATCCACAAGTCAAGAGTAAAGTTGAAAGAATTACTGTTACTGTTGGAATTGCAACCGTTTCTGTGGGTTCCACGTTACATGGTCTTCAAAATAATGATAATGTTGAATTAAAATTACTATCAACACAAACAAAAGGTGTTGGTGCTGGTGCTACATCAGTGGTTGTTAAGTATAGTGCCCAGAATGATAAACTTTTAATAAATCCAACGATATTTACAAACTCATC